GTCCACCTGGCGAGCCTGTCATTGGTCCACCTGGCGTAATAGAGCCACCGATTACATTACCTGAGCCTCCCCCCTTTATTGAACCTTTACCACCAGTAATACCTGAGCCACCGGTAATAACTCCTGAGCCACCGGTAGTAACTCCACCAACACCCCCAGTTATTGAACCACCAGTAACTCCACCTGTTGAACCAGTACTACCCCCATTAGAACCATTACCACCAGGAGAGCCTGCGCCCCCTCCAGTTGTACCGGGTCCAGTAATTGTGCCACCTGATGAACCTCCTGTAATTGTTGAACCACCGTTACCTCCACCTGATGTACCAATCGTGCCAGTGATTCCACCAACTACACCACCCGTAACTGACGATACTCATTATGGTAGATATAAATGGGGAACACCTCCTGCTATTAAGATACCAACAGGATTGAATCCAGGTTATATAACACCTACTCCATACTATCAAACAACTAATCCTGCACAAAGCCAGTACTATTGGGGACAACATCCATATCAGCCAGGTCCCACTTTTGATCCAGCATTGTACAATACATTACCAAATGCACCTGCAACTCCATGGGGAGCAACTAAAGCACAGCAAGCAGCTAGTGCAGAACAAATATTAGCAGCGATGCGAGGTAGATATCCTTTGTTGGGAACAACAACTGGACAAGTAGCAGGTCCTGTAGCGCCAAGGTAATAAAATCATAAATATCATATAAAGGAAACAATAATGAGTTTCGGTAAATCAACAAGCACAACAACCCCACAATTGACACAAGAACAACGTGATCAAATTGCGGCACAAACAGGTTTCTTCACAGAAACAATTGCACCAACTTACAAAGGCGCAGTAGAGGGAGCCACTAACATTTATAATAAAAATGCTGAAGGTGTACTTACTGCTGCACAAAATCAAGCTAGCATGGCCGGACAAGCACAAAACGTATTAGGTGAAACTGGCGAATCAGCACTACGAACTGGTATCACTGGACTAGAAAGTTTATTCAATCCTGATTACGAAGCTAATCAAATAGCAGCAGCAATGGCACCAGCACAAGCACAGTATGAACAAAACTTAGCTGGACAAAAAGCAATGTTTGGAGGCACTGGCAATTTAGGCAGTGCAAGAGAAGCATTAGCTGGTAGACAATTAGCCGGTACTACACAAGCATTGCAAGCTAAAACTGCAAGTGACATTCAAGCTAACGTTGCAAATCAACGAGCAGCAGCAGCACAAACATTAGCTGGACTTGGTCAAGGTGGAATTGGTCAAGCATTAGGCGCTGCTGGTCAAAAAGTAAGTGCTGCAATGACACCTCAACAATTGTATAATCAATATGCAAGTGTTATATTTGGTACACCAAGTGCAAGCTATAATCCAGACTTTAGAGGTACACAAGGTTCAACACAGACTGGCAGTAAGTTTGGTTTTGACTTTGGTAATAAGATTCCAGGACTATAAATTATGGCTTACACTTATCCTCAATCATATGGTATGGGCATGGACGCAAGTTATGACCCACAAGAAGAAGAACGCAAGCGTCTTGAAAGACAATTACAAGAACTTAGTGGTGGTGCACCTGAACAACCTATCGCAGGACCTGTTAGTCCTGAACAAATAGGACAACTTCCTGAACCTACTCAACCTAATCAACCAACTCAATCAATGTTGCCACAACCTAGCGAACCAGTTCAAGTAGCTGGTCCTATGCAGGCTCCACCTCAACCCCAAACTATGGATAATAATCAATTGCAACAAGCAATGAGTATGGATACTACTGCACAACCAGATAGACTTGATCAATTTGCTAATCAAGGAATTAAAATGCCTGGTATGCAAATGCAAGTTGGTGCCGGTACAGCTCCTGCGACAAATTACGTTAATCAATATCAAAGTATACAAGACGATCCAGGCAAACTATTACAGTTTAGTCAAGATGAAACTATACCTGATTGGATGAAGGGTCGTGCAAGAAATCGTGCTGCTGATATTTTAGATAGCGAACGTCAAAAGCAGTTGGCTAAAGAACGTATGCAAAACATGGGTCCCAACGACTTAGAAAAAGCATTGCGTGAAAAGACTACAGGTGGTAGTTGGTTCAAAGCAATAATGTATGGCATGTTGGGTATGGAGAACTCAGCGCAAGAAGAAGCAGCTAAATTGGGTCTTGGTAAAGAGACTAGCATAATGGGCACTGATGGTAAGCCTTACATAGTTAAGTTAGCTAGTAATGGTACGCCAATTGAAGGCTACAATGCTGAGACTGGAGCTAAATTAAAACCTAATGAGTTAGTAAGTGTAACAGCGGGTGCAGCAGCACAAAAAGGCGCAACTACTCATACTGGTAAAATGCAAGATATGACTACTGGTGAAGTATATTATGAAAGAACTACTCCACAAGGTATTCAATTAGTTGATACTAATGGTAAACGCTATAGTGGACCTAGCAATAACTTACGACCATTCGGTATTGGTAGTGATATCGCTACTAAAAATCAAATGCAATTACAAGAACTACAAAACAAACTTGCATTCGCAGGCCCCACAGCTAGTGTTGCAGAACGTGAAAAGATTATTGCTGAATCAGAAGCAAGATTTGGTCCCTTACCAGAAGAATACAAAGCTAGAGTACGTGGTGGAACTCCTCAAGTACAAGGTACTGTACCAACGGGTAGAGGACAAACTCAAATGCCAGATCAAGCTATGCCAGGTGCACAACCGGTAGCTCAAGGTCAACCAACCGTCGCCGGCCGACAACCTACAGTTCAAGGACAACCTACGCAAGCAGGGCCAGTAGCACCAAGACCAATGGCACAAACTGCCCCGGCTGCAGGTGGTGCTGGTCAACGAGTTGGTGGCATGGGCGGAGCAACTCCAGCGCAACGTGAAGCTAACTTAGCTACACAACAAAAGCAGGCAGCAGAAAATATTCAAGTTGCTGGTGCTAGAAGTCAAAGTTTCAATAAGATACTTGATGAAGAAGTTCGTCCACAAGCACAAGCAGGTGATACAGTAAGTTCAGTTCGCAAACAACAATTTGCAATGTTTGATCGACCAGGTGTTGACAGTAATAAGATATTTGGTTTATATAACGCAGCACAAGAAAATCCAGGAGATCAAAAATTAAGTATTTTGCGTGATATCTTTGGTGGAACATTTAAACCAGAAACTGAAGTAAGTCAACGCATAGCTTTATTAAATTTAAATCCTCAAGAAAAATCAGCATTAATGGAATACAATATTGCTAATCAACGTATTAATGCGGCAACATTGAAGCAAACAGCAGGCCCTGGCTCTGTTAGTGATGCAGAACAACGTGCAAATCGTGAAAGTAACGTTGATCCAACTAAGATTCCTGCGCTTGGTGCATATAACGCCATGGCACAAAGTCAATTTAGTGGTGACTTAGCAAGATACAAGGGTGATTGGGCAGAAAAGCAACCAGCTTCTAATGCGTTACAACTTGATAAAGCATGGCGTAAAGAACAAAGTAAATTAAGTCAACTATATGGTGAGATCGCTAAAAAACGTGCAACATATATTTCAAGTAATGGTGCAACAACTGCCGCGGTGCGTGAAGGCTATAAACGATATCCTATTCCAGAATACGATCCTCAAACAGAATCATGGAAAAAGACTAAGCCACTAGCTGAAATTTATGGAAGATAATATGAATCCACAAGAATTAGAACAAAAACGACAAGAAGCATTAGCTGCTGGTTACACTGAAGATGAGATTAATCAATATGTGCAATCAATCAATACTCCACAACCACAACAAGGTGTTGGTGCTATGGATCGTAGCGAAGAATACACGGGTCTTGCTCAGGGTATAGGCTTAGACGCAGCAACAAAAGCTGTAGAGTATGGTGTACCCGCCGCAGCGGCATATTATGGTGGAAAAAAATTAATTCAAAATTTTAGAGGGACTCCTACTGCACAACAAGCACAACAAGCACAACAAGCAACTCGTTCATTCGCCACACCAACACAGCAAGCAGTTAACGCAGGTCGTCCTAGTTTAACTGTACAACAAGGTGGATTAAGTAGTGGCCCAGTTCAACCAACTACCCCTACTACACCACCACCAACACAACCATCAAGTATGGTTCAACGTGGTATAGATTACACAAATAAAATTCGTGAAATAGCAATGAATAAAGTTTTACAAAATGTAGCTAAAGGCGGTACGGCAGCGGCAGCTATGTTGACACCAGGTAACGTAGGTCAAAACTATCCAGTACCTCAACAAGGCCCATATCGTGGTATGGAGATTAATCCAATGACTAATCGTCCATGGACACCAGAAGAATTAGCACAGATCAATAGGTAACACATGAGTACACAAGAACAATTAACACAAGTCTTTAATGACAATTTCGTAAGTTACTTTCGCAGTCACGTAGCACATGTTAACATCATGGGCAGAAACTTTGCAAGTGACCACAAACTATTACAAAAAGTCTATGAAGATTTGCAAGATCAAATTGATATGATTGCAGAATTNNTACGCACANTGNGTGAGTACATGCCATGTGATATCACTGATGTAATTAATGACAGTCATATACCTGCAAGTAAAATTGAAGGCACAAGTATAGAATTAATAACTGAAGTAAGAGATGATTTGGAACATTTGAAAGGATGCTATATTGATTTAATGAGTATTAGTGAAGATGAAGGTCACCAAGAGATTGCAAACTATGCACAAGATAGAATCTTGGCTATTGCAAAACACATTTGGATGTTATCTGCTACATTAGACTAAGTTAAGACACCAAAAGTGCTATCAAGAACCATATGATTTTGTGTCTTTCTAGTATGGGTATCAACGAATTGGCAGGCGAGTTTGTTAAGCACTAATTTTTTTATAAGCATAACTTCCACGAACATCGTAACCATTTTTACTATGAAGTTTTAAGAAACTATCTTGTTCTTTACGCATAGTGGTTGAACAGATGATTGGTATTTGATAATATCTAGCGAAGTTTTCCCAGATAGTCATCATATCTTTTATCAACAACACCCGATGTTTAGTAGACAATGTTAAATCAACATGAGCCATTTTAATGACAACCATTTTATCATCACTCCAAGCACTAGATTCATTTGCTTTTGCCCAAGTATATGCTAAGAGTTTTTCATTGTCTTTACACACACTAACTAATTCAGTAGAAGGAGAATAAAACTGATTGACAACTGCTAATGTAATGTTTCTACTATAAACTACTGGCTCTGGCTTGAATATTGTATCAATTTCATTTTGAAAATGTTGTTCTGCCATATTGACGATGTGTTGCACATCATTACCAGTTGCTGATTCCCAATTATAATTAATCATTGCATTTCCTTTCAATCTGATATTTAACTTTTCAAAAAACCAACCGATAAATACTACTATGGAAAAAGCTAAAGAATTGAAACAGAAACAAGTTAACAAGCCTAACGGTGGCAGGGGCGGTGTACGTCCGGGTGCAGGTAGACCAAAAGGTTCTACCGAGTACGTAACTGTTGAGGGATTATTAACTAGTATAAAGACACAGACAAAAGGTAAGAATTACGAAGAAATCTTAGTTGAAGATTTTCTACAAGCTAGAAATAGAGGAGATAGTCAACTAACAGTAAAATATCACAATTTGATATTGAACAAAGTAATGAATACATTGGCTAGAATTGAAGTTACTGACAGTGCTGATGCAGTAGAAGCTAAACAATTAGCGTTTAGTGAGGCATTAGCTAAACTCACTGGTTTACAGAAAGAATAAATAGATATATGCCGTTAATGAAATCAACATCGCCAAAAGCATTCAAACAGAATGTTAAAAAAGAGATTGCTGCCGGAAAGCCCCCTAAGCAGGCCGTAGCTATTGCATATGCTACAAAAAGACAAGCGGCTAAAAAATCTTCTAAAGGAAAAACAAAATGAAAGATAGCAATTTAAGTTACATGGGTGGCGAAGGGTATAGTCGTAACAACTCAAGTAAAGTTCAAGTAAACGAATGGTCTGGTCATGCAAATGATGGACGATTAGTCAATAAAGGTCGTGGACCAACAGTTGGTAACAAAGGCACTAAATCTACTCCAGGTACGAGTAGCATGCCTGGACTGCACACTGGTAAAGATATGTTTATGGGTTCAAGTAATCCACAAGTTCGCACTCCAGGTGGTACTCGTACATGGGAACCTAAATGTGAACAAAATTACAAGGGCAACGCAGACAAGATTAACGTAGGTCGTGGTCCAACGAAAGGTAATCAACTATGACAACTTATCAAGTAGCAGGCACAACAATAATTTTACTTGGTGATGGTACTACCTATGCAGGTAATATTGCTGTAGCTGACTCTATTAATCCAATTACAGGTGGTATGGGTGTTAATACAGTTAAAATTATTAATTCAAGCGCGGCTAACGTAGCTGATGTAACATGGACTCCAGAAACTGTAACTTATTCTTTTGTAAATGTACCATATACTACAGATAGTGTAATTGGAATAAACGCAAGTATTAACGTAACTGTAGCTAGTTCAGGTTATACTGTTACATTTACCGATGGCGGTATTGACTATGCTATTGCAGAAACAATAACTATAGGTGGCGTTGACGTTGGTGGCGCATCAGTAACAAACGATATAGTAATTACAATAACAGACGTTAGTGTACTTGGTGCAATTACTGAATTCACTATAACAGGTACTCCACTATGGCCTCAGTCAGTAACCAGTGAAGTTTTTCTATTACCAAATAGTGAAAGTTTCATTCAAGTAACAAACAGTACACCAACTGGTGTATATTTTACAAGTAACTGTGGTGATGGCAACGTATATATTTCGCCAGTTACAGTTATAGGATAAAAGGAAAACAAAATGTCTAATCCACAAAGTAAAGCAATCAATCAAAAACGCGGACCTACAACTGGTAACGCAGGTACACCATCAAAGCGTTCACAATTCATGGCTGACAAATCAACGTCAAGCAGTGAAAAATCTGTGTTAGCTAACATGGTCACAAGTGCATTAGAAATGCGCGGTCGTGGTCAAGCAGGTCATACTAATCCAGCACTAGAGGGATTACATGAACGCACAGGTCCTAAAGTTAATCCAACAAGCAATGGAAGTAAATTGCCTGGCAAATATAAAAAATAAATATATTTGTAAGTATAAAGACAGGGTGACATGGGGTTGCCCTGTCTATAGCATAGTAAAAGGAAAAAGAAATGAACAAGAAAACACCTACATCAACTGATATCTGGGAAACTGAAGTTAAAGAAGAAATTAAAAAACAAGTAGTTTCAACTGATATCGCAGACTCATCAAAAATTAAAAAGCCAACTCCCCCAGTTAGTCTTAATAGTTCAGAATATGACTTAGAAGGACTAATGACTGACTTTCCAACTGCAAAAGAGTTAGAACGTTTTGTATACGATGAAACTGGAATCGTATTAAACTTAAAAGGTCGTGCAAACAAACTAAAGTATCAAGTTGCAATGGATACACTTAATGGTGTTGATATTGCTGAAAGTTTTAAGGGNACAGAAAATCCATATATTGACCGTACTGAATTAGTACCAGTTGATCCAATTAAAGAACCACCTGCACGTGACGGTAGTTTACCTGCTCGTAGTGAAACTCAAAACGTATTTTACAGTCCTATCATTCCTCATCCAGATCCAAATCAACGAGCGCAAGATAAAAAGGTTCATATGATGTTCCGTAAATATAAAAACGGAATGATTAGCTATGAAATATTAGGTCCACTATCACAACAACCACATGGTGAAAAGATTGATAAGTTTGGTCGCACTAGACCAGAAGTTATTAAGTGGGTTGATCCTAGAACAGGTGAACAAGTTATTATGCGTGAAGATGGAACATTAACTCCACAAGGTAAACGCCTACGTGCTATGATGCAAACTTTTAGAGTTAACAATACCAATCAATGGGAAGTATGGATTGATAGAGAATTCGTTTCATTGAATGATTCAGTAGCACACAATCCTTGGGATTTAAGTAAATGATAAAACGAACTGATGGTTCAACTATGAATGTTCCATTATCTCCTAGAGATAATGAAATACATATTGCACAAAAAACTAAAGAAGAAAATTTAGTTCGTGACACTTTGATTTTACAAAAAGTCAATAAAGTACATAGGGAAGCATTTAAAGAACGCTTCCCTGGACAAGTAGAACATTGTATGCGATTAACCGCAGAACGACTACAAGCCATATTAACTAGAAAGCCTAGTGACATGGCAGACACATCAACATGGCAAAGTACAGCGCAAGACATACATGATTTAAGTCATGGATTGTATTATTTAAGTATTATAAATCAGCATTATCCCATAGAGACTGAATAATGATTGGTTCAGAAACTTTAATGGCAAGAGCCTTGCGCTATGTTGTTGACGAAAACAATCTAACTATTGACAGCTTAAAAACTATACCAGGTCCATTAAAGAATAGTTTAATGGATTTGAGTATAACTATTGCAGATGATATGAAGTATCATCAACTGAAATACTTTAGACCATTTGAACATCAAAAGAGTTTTTTCTTAACTGGTAAGCATGAACGCAGAGGCATACTTGCAGCTAATCGTATTGGTAAAACAGTTTCAACATGTTTTGAAACAGCAATGCATTTAACAGGGCAATATCCTGATTGGTGGGAAGGCTATCGTTTTGATAAAAGTATTACTTGTATGGTAGCAGGTGAGGGCTGGAGTCAGGTAGCGTTAGTATTGCAAAATGAATTATTGGGAACACAAGATGTTAAGATTACTGACAATCTTGGCACAGGCGCAATTCCTCGTGAATGTATTGTTGTTAATACAATGCGTAATGATGGAGCAAACTGCATTGGCGTAGAGATTCGTCATAAATCAGGTTCTAATAGTTATTTGTTATTTGCTAATTACACACAAGAAGTTCGTCAATTGCAGGGTTTCAAGTTAAATCTTGCTGTGTTTGACGAACAACCACCAGATGATTTCTTTAGTGAAATAGTTACTAGAACTGCAACAACACAGGGTAAAGTGTTGTGTTCGTTTACACCATTAAAAGGTCTTAATGGATTAGTTAGTAAGTTCTGGAATAGAGAAGAAGGCTATGAGTTTATTCGTGTAAGTTGGGATGATGTACCTGAATATGATCCATGGGGACAACCATTCTTGTTAATGTCAACTCGCAGACAACTAGAACGAGATTACTTACCACATGAACGTGAAGCACGTATTGCTGGTAAACCTGTAATGGGTAAAGGAGCAGTGTTCCAATTAAATAACTGGCCTACATACAAGACAGGCGAGATTGACTTTCAACGTATGCCAAACATACAACGTGTAATTTCACTTGACTTGGGTTTAGTAAATGATAAAACAGTTATTAGTTTAATGTATTGGGAACCATATGAAAGAACAGCATACTTGCACAAACAAATTGTAGTGCAGGGAATGGAAGAAGCTGTACCAACTCAGTACATTAATCACTTGTTAAGACCAGAAGTATTTGGTACTCCAATCGTATTACCAGCTGATGCAAACACAAGTGGTAGATATACTATGAGTGCAAGTAGTATTAGAGAACTATTTGAACAATATGAATTAAATGTATATGAGAAAGCTATAATGAATCCACCTGACAGCGAAGGTCGTGTAACAAATCACAAAGCATATGGTATCAACCAAATGCGTCAAATGCTTGAAGTTGGTAGTTTAATGGTAAACGAAAACTGCACACATTTTCTAAGTGAAGCACAAAACTATTATGTAGATGAAAAGGGTAGATTTTCAGACCCAGATGATTGTATTGATAGCTGTAGATATGGATTATTGGCGTGTTTGCAGGGCATTTGCGAGCCATGGGACAATAGAACTCCTCAACAACGAATGATGGCGCAACGAGATAGGTATGTACGTAAAGATGACAGCAATAAGCCTGCTTGGAAAACGACCTATAACGCATCAAATTAAAAAGACTAAATAGTATATAAAAAGGAATTCCCAATATGTTGGATATTAAAAACATTCCAGTACAAGATATAAATCAAAATAGAAATATTAATTCTAGATTTGTACGCATGAAAAATCAAATGGACGTTAAAATGGCGTCTTATTTGCGCTATTTAGGAACTAAAAATGCTGTTAATAGAGCCAGTGATTATCATTATCTTTGCCTTGCTGTCACTGACAGTACTGCTCCTGTAAATGGCATTGATTACATTCACCCATCAGTTAAACCAGTAGTAGATTATGCTACTGCTGTTATTGCTAAAGGCTTGATGCCAAATGGCGAGATCAATTTTGAATTTGTAGCTGATGGTCAAGATGATGAAGTAGCAGCTAGACAAGCTAACGATATGGTTAGTAAAGTTGTCAATCAAATGAATGACCCACACTTTATTTTAGAGCGTTGGATCATGGA